CTAGGAAAGAATGACAGGGCCATGACGGCAAACAATGCTGAGGACGGTATTAATGGAAAGATGAGATTGGATAACGACCCCCCAGCAGAGGCTCTAGAAGTAGAAAAGAAAGTACAAACTGGAGATTATGGTAACTGTTCAATAGAGGTGGAAGGTAAGAATATAGACGCAGAGATTAACCCAGGTGAAAGCCTAAGAAAAGATACGGCTATAATGGACCCAGGAAGCGGTGCAGGAGGAATTAGAACCGGGGCATCATATGACAACTCACAACAGGATACAGGACAAAAGGACAACCCAAGAGAGGTAAAAGAAGAGAATTATACAGGCGAAGAAGACAGGGGAAACCTAAATCCAAAATACTCAGGAGAAGATGACACAGTATCTGGTGCATCAACAGAGAATTATAATAAAGCAACAGTGAAAATGTTAGAATTACTAGCAGATATTAAAAAACAGACATAGTAGACAATCCTTATATATTACTTTTCCAGTATATAAAGTAACAACATGACTGACGAAAAAGAATATAAAGACGAGAAACAAGAAGACGAAGAAGAAGAGAAAAAAGTAGAGAAATCTGCATTTGACTCATCTTTACAAGCATTGACAGAGACAATCAAAGGATTTGACATCAGTGGTCTTAAAGACGAAATTAAAGGTATCGGTGCAAAAGTCGATAGTTTTGATTCCAGAATTAAAGCCATGGAAGAACCAACCGACTTACCGCTAAAGCCTAAAACTTCAGCAGAAGACGATATTGGTGCAAAAGTCAAGGTTCCAGACGATTATCAAAGCAATTCAAACCAAGCCGGAGTCAAAGATTCCGACGAGGAAAATGCAAAAGAGACTGACAAAAACGGTCTTTCTATGCAAGAGAAAAGCTTTAGTCAATCAGAACAAGTCTTCTCTACACAAACTCCAAGACCAGGTGCTGCACTTGAAACCGTAGAGAAATCTGCTGGTATTCAAATAAACGAGGTGCTCAAAGCAGCTCGTGAAGTAGGACATGAAGATCTTGGATCAGTCGGTAGACGTATTCTGAAAGGAGAGTTCGGTAGTCCAGAACAAGGTGAACAGCAATGGTAAAAATTCAAACAATTGATGAGCTAGAAGCCCTATACTATGGTTACAACCGTAATTCTTTGAGAAAGGCAGACGCCCCGGTAACAACCAGTACAACTGGTTCTTTCAACGCAGTGTTCGGAGCATACGCATGGGCTCAATTAAATCTTGAAGCCAATGCATTTGGTATCTTACCAAAGTATCCTTGGGACAAAAGCGGTTGGAGGGTTATCACAGCTAAAGCAGACGCACTTGCAGACGCAGGTACCTGTAACAACACCGCATTAGGTGGTACAGCTGAAGGCGGATTAATTGCCGATACCATCAAACCAACACTTGCAGAAATTGATGTAAGACCAAAAACTGCTCAACTACCATTCAGTGCCTCAGAGGTAATGGAATGGCTTGCAACACACAGTAAAGACGACATTTGGGGTGGTCTAGGTTCACTTAGACTATTCATGGCAGTTCAACACAAAGAACTGTTAAACAGAATGTTATTAACTGATGTAGAAGCAGGAGCAGCAGCAGCTTGTGCTGTCAATACTGGTTCACTTAACTGGGAATCTTTAGACAGAATTATTTCAAGCCAAGCAGAAGGAAACTTACAAGGAGCATGTAGTACAGACAACTACGATCCTTGGAAAGGAAGTTCTGGTGCTGTAATTGACAGAGATAGTTCAAGTACATTCGATTCAACTGTCTCATCCCCATCTGGTACTTTAGGTACTAATGGAATCATGACAGATGACGTACTAAGAACATTCCTTAGATCAATCCGTAAGAAAGCTGGTAAAGATCCAAACGTATTCCTCGGTTCCCACGAAGTTTATTCCGAAATACAAGGCTTGTTTATGCCTTCTGTCCGTATTGCAAATCCATACGGTGAAGCATTAGTCCAAGTCGATGTAAACGGTATCCAAACTTTCAAAGGTACTGGTGTAGGTATACATGTAGACTCTATCTATGGAGTTCCATTCATTCCAACCAAAGATGCTCCAAGCAATGCTTGTGACTCTGACGAAGTAGGAAGACTATTTGCATTAGATACTTCTGATGCAGAAGGATATGGTTACCCAAGATTAGGAATCATGGTGTCAATCCCAACAGAATATTACGAAGCAACCCGTAGAAGTCCAGGTTACCCATTCATCAACAATGCTTTTGTTGAGAAAGGTGTATTCAGAACTATGGGTGAAACCGTATGTAGAAGTTTCATCGCTCAAGGTAAGATTAGAGATATTAAACTTTAGTCAAACCACATTCGAATCACATACTCTAGTCGAAAGATTAGGTATATTTTTTATTCTTATTATCTCAAGCAGGGCCCTCTACAATATCCTTATATATAACCAAAACTACATTTATATATGGCAAATACAGTCGCAGTGAATTCAGATTGGGAAAATCTAACAGGGAAAACTCTTTCAGTCCAATCAGAACTAACATCAAAACTAAAAACAACAGTAGTAGATGTTACTTTTGCAGGAGCTGACACATATTCAACGTGTGGTGTAACAGTTGACCTTTCATTGGGCGGTAGAATTAGTACCATAATTGAAGCATCAATTATATCAAACGACAAAGGACTTCTACTTGAATATGTTCCAGCAGCAGCAGGAGCAGCAGCCACAGGTAAGATCAAGGCTTTTGGATATATTAATGACGATGCAGCAGGTGTTAATGCTACCCCAGAGGCCTTTTCTGAATTGGCAAACGCATCAGCTATTGTTAACTCATTAGCAATCAAAATTCGAGTAGTAGGTTTTTAGGTAAACCTTTACTTTACTTTTTTTATTCACAAACCTTATATATTAAATGGTGACTATAATGTATATGGCTCAAGTTGATTTAACTAGAGAGAGAATAGACGCATCAAATGGGTCACTTATAGGAAGTTATAATAAAAATATAGATGTCACCACAACAAACTGCTTTTCTGCAGTATTAGAGGTAGATTCCAGAGGAACAAGAACATCAACATTTTCAATTTTCAACACACATGCAACAAACAGTATAGATTATGACATATGGGGAAATGTGGACAGTAATCCTGTGACAGCATTGACAGGTACGGCAGATACAGATTATGATAATGGATGGGTTGAACTGAAAGCCTCAACAGCTCAGACAGCAAGTGCTGCACCGGCAGTTGAAACATTAAGCAATTCTTACACAAAAGTGGTTGTAAGGGTAAAATCGACATCAGCCGGTAATGCCGGTGTTGTAAGGATATGGCATAGAGGAGATAATTAAAAATGAGTTTGAATTCTGGTTCATTAAACATAGGAGCAACTACAGGAAATATATCATTAAAAGGAAATTATGACGCATCTACAAATACACCTGATTTAGATTGTTCACCAGAAGTAGGTTCAATTAAAAAAGGAGCCCAATATGTAATATCAGTAGCAGGAACATTCTTTTCTGAAACAGTACAATCAGGGGATTCTATTATAGCAAAACAAGATGATCCAACAACTATATCACATTGGATTACAGTAGAAAACAACTTATCAGCAGATCCATTTGCAAGAACAAATCATACTGGATCACAAGCAGCAGGAACCATAACAGGATTATCAACAAGTGCAACGACAGATACTACAAGTGCATCAAATATATGTTCAGGTACATTACCATTAGCAAGATTATCAGGAATTACTAATAATGAAATATCATCATGTGCAAACATAACAACATCAAAAATATCAGGATTTGACACACAAGTAAGAACTAATAGATTAGACCAATTAGCATCACCAACTGGAGATATTGATCTTAATTCTAATAACATTACAAATGTTAATTATCAGGACCTAGACAATATTACATCCCCATCTGACCCTGCAGCAGGAAAAGGTAGAATGTATGTTAAAACATTAGATGGTTATAATGATGGTATATTTATAAAAGTTAAAAAGGCTGGTGGATTTGTGGAGGTACAGATAGCATGACATTAAAATATTTTGCAGGTAACCGTATAACAGGTTTATCATCTGATGTAAAACCTACAAATGTGGTAACTAATTCTAAATTTCTGGAAACAGACACCAGAAATGAATATATATTCAATGGTTCTTCATGGACAAGAGGAAACCTAACTAATATCACATATTAGGTATAACCATGACTAAATCTTTAAATCATATTACACCACTTATATATCATGGCAACTTGTTATATTTCAACTACAGATGTAGCAGATTTTTTAAGAATATCTATAACATGCTCTACTAGTCCTAGTGTTGCTCAGGTAGAGAAACTGATTAAAAGAGCAGAGGAGAAAATAGACCGTAGAACTGGTCACACATATGGAAGGACTAAATCAACTCAGGAAATATTCTCATTACCACTATTATATACATTCGGTTGGGGGACATTTATATCATTAAAACATAGAGAAGTAACTACCGTAGGTGCAGGAGAAACATGTCTCTGTACAAGTGCCGGAGACAAAATAGAGATATGGAACGGATCTAACGCAACATGGACAGATTATACAAATACACCTGGATCATACGATGTAGAAAAAATAAAAGGTGAACTATATCTAAGGGGATTTATATTTTCAATATTAAGAAACAACAGGGTAAAGGTAACATACAGGTATGGAAGTGCAGCAGTACCAGATGATATAGAAGATGCCTGTCTTAAACTAACATGTATAGACTTGATTAGATCCTCAATCAAAATGGATGATCTTGAGTTTGGTGGCGCTATTAAAAAAGAGCAGGCCATGTCAGAATGGAAAGATGAGGTGGACAACATAATTCATGATCGTGCAGAGGTGTACGTCGTACCTTGACCGGATTATTCAAAATTAATAATAGATCACTTGGTCAGTTAAGAAGAAATTTAACTGATGATGTAGGCAACAGGACAAGGGATGAAATGAAGTTCGAGTTTGAACAGCTACCATCATATTATTATTCAGATAGTGATAAAAAGGACAGCATAGTGTATGACAGTACTGCAAAAATTGTAGGCAGTGAGAAATGGGCCGTAGCCGCATCAGATACAGGAGGGGACTGGATATGGAGTAAACCACCACCATTTAACAAAATATTGGAATGGGTTGTAAAACATTCAGGTATTACAG